CGCTGTCGCTTGCGTATCCGCTCGACAGCACCACGGACACACGCCGGATCTTCCGCTTGCGCGATGTCGAGTGGAGGGAGTCTCAAGACGACCCGAACCAGGACTACACGTTCGTTGGGACGGCTGCGGTCTTCAACATCTGGTCCGAATTGTTGTGGACTCCGCGCGGAGCCTTCCGGGAGCGCTTCCTGCCGGGGTCGTTCGTAGACATCCTGGCCAGTCCCAAACTCGACACGAGGTTCCTCAAGAACCACGACAAGAATCTCGTTCTCGCTCGCACCAAGTCGGGCACGCTGGAGCTCGAGGAGAACGACGACGCTCTGAGGGCGTGGGCGCGCGTCGCGAAGACGACATACGCCACCGACCTCAAGCTCTCCATGGAGCGCGGCGACATCGACCAGATGTCCATTCAGTTCGAGCTCGACTACGACAACGGCGCAGAGTCGCGCTGGTACGAGGACAAGCGCTCCGGCGAGGTCAGGCACGACGTCGTGCGCGTCTCTGATCTGTTCGACGTCTCGGTGGTCACCTTCCCGGCATACGCCGAGACGACAGCTGCCATGCGTGACCTCGACCGCGCTCAGAGCAGAGGGATGATCTCGGTTCCGCGAGGAGTCAGCTCATCGCACGAGTACAGTCCTCGCGCCTACGCTCGTTGTCGGCAGGTCGTGGCCGAGACAGCGTGGGCGATGCATCCTCCCTTCCTCAGCCTCATCATGGGCATCCTGGAGGAGCGCTCGTCCGGTAACAAGCCGAGCGCCGAGGAGATCAGGGAGCGCGTCGGCGTCAAGCGTGACAACGACGTCACGATGGTCGGTAGTGTCGCGGTCATTCCTGTCCTCGGTCCGATCATGTCTCGTGCTGGAGCTATGAACCAGATATCGGGAGCCAAGAGTCTGGACGACTTCAAGGCGGAGTTCCGACAGGCGGTCAACGACCCCGAGGTCACCCACATCGTCCTCGACATCGACTCTCCTGGCGGCACCGTCGACGGCGTGCCGGAGATGGCTGCTGAGATCAGGAAGGCACGCGACGTCAAGCCTATCTATGGCGTTGCCAACTACATGGCCGCTTCCGCAGCCTTCTGGCTCCTCTGCGCCTGCACAGAGACGTATGCCTCCCCTTCTGCAGAGGTAGGGTCTGTCGGAGTCTATACGGCTCACAACGACAGGTCTGCGGAAATGGAGATGAAGGGGCAGAATGTGACATTCGTCTATGCTGGCGAGCACAAGGTCGAGCTCAACCCCTTCGAGTCTCTGAGCGAAGATGCCAAGGCTCGATTGCAGGAAGAGGTCGACTCGATCTACGACGACTTTGTTGCTTCGGTTGCCAAGAACAGGGGCACGACCAAAAAGGACGTTCTCGACAACTACGGTCAGGGAAGAATGAAGATGTCCCAGGAAGCGCTCGCCGCCGGCATGATTGACGGCGTCGCCACTCTGGACGAGGTGGTCGCCGGAATCAATAAGGGGAAACCGGCAGCAAAGCAGCTAGTAGCAGGAGCTTCCGCATCGGAGCAGGATGCATCTACCGAGGCAGAGATTCTGCCCTCTCCTCTGGATGCCGGAGCGATGTCGAGAGATCAAATTCGGGAGGTTCTCGGACTTCCCTTTGGCGCACAGGCTGAGACAGATCCTGTGGTCAACAATCGCAACGGCGCACAGGCTGAGACAGATCCTGTGGTTGGGGCAGAAGAGCACGGCGCACAGGCTGAGACAGATCCTGTGGTTGGGGCAGACTCACCCGCCGCTCATCTGAAGGCCAAGTCAGCGGCTGAGATGCAGAGGGCGCGAGAAGAGAGAGTCCGTCTAACGAAGGAGATGTTGAAGTGAGCAAGTTGACCAAGCTCGAGCAGGAAGCTCGGGAGAACTACGATCGCGCAGTCGAGAAGCTCGACGAGCAGGACTCGAGAATTCAGGCGCTGGCGGATGACATTGATCCGTCCGAGGCCGAGTTCCAGACGGCTCTGTTCGACAAGCTCAAGGATGACGCCGATCGTACGCGCGCCACTTGGGAGCGTCAGGTCGCTCTCCGTCAGGCTCGCGAGGCCATCCCGCCCATCCGTGCAGGCGAGGGCGGAGATGGTGATGACGACGGTGACGACGGGGATGTGAGTCCCCGGCAGCGGCGGAGCCGTATCTCCGTCAAGGAGAAGCTCGTCTACGAGCCGAGGGGCAAGAACTCCTACTTCCGCGACCTCCTGAAGGCGGAGATCGAGCGGGACGCGGAGGCGACGACTCGTCTCGAGCTCCACGGTCGGCAGATGGTTGCCGAGATGCGCGACGTCACCACGGCAGATCCGGGTGCTGCAGCGTTCATTCCGCCCCTCTACCTCGGCGGTGAGTGGATCGACCTGGCGACCCCCGGACGCCCGTTCGCAGATGCGATCGTGGCTGCCGGCGGTGCGGTGCCACTATCTCCGGTGGGCAAGCGGATGGACTTCCCGCGTGTCACGACGGCTCCGACCGTCGCGGTGCAGGCGGCGGAGGCTGACGCTGTGAACGAGGTGGATCTCGACGGTGAGACCTACTCGGTCAACAAGGTGACGATCGCCGGTCAGAACGACACCAGCATCCAGTCGCTGGAGTTCTCCGACCCTTCGATCGATACTATCATCATGCGGGAGCTCCAGAAGTCGTACAATCAGCAGCTTGACTCGCAGCTGATCTACGGCTCCGGTTCTTCCGGCCAGCACCGTGGTATCAAGACGGTGGTCGTGTCCGATTCGGGCAACACGGTCTCGTTCTCGTCCGGAGGTGCAGATGACCTCCTGGGCAAGCTCTACGAGGGCCAGTCCGACATCGCAACGAACGCTCCCGGCTACGACGCCACGCACGTCCTGCTCCACTCTCGGCGCGCGGCCTGGATGGCCTCGCACCGCGACGGCAACGGGAATCTGTTCCAGCAGGGACAGCTGTTTCTCGCAGCCGGTGAACAGGATCGCGGCTTCGTCGGCAACGTCGCCGGTCTGCGGGTTGTTCGCGATGCGAACATCCTCACGACGCAGGGGACGGGAACCAACGAGGACGACGTGTACGTCCTGGACGTCGGCGAGCTCATGCTCGCGGAAGGTCCGGTTCGGACGCGCGTTCTGCAGGAGGTCCTCTCGGGAACCCTGCAAATCCGCATCCAGCTGTACGCCTTCAGCGCGTTCGCTGGCGGTCGTCGGCCGAAGGTCATCACCCGGATCTCGGGTGCCGGCCTGGCAACGCCGTCGTTCCCCAGCACGTGATCTGAGGTTGGAGGAGGGGCAACCCTCCTCCCTCCTGAGACCACGACGAAAGGATAGAGAAGATGGAACCGGCAGAGAGAAGGGCAGCAATCGAGGGAGTGGGCCGCGAGATCGAGAGCTTCTCGAAGCGACTCGCTGCCGCTTGGGAGTCTGGCGACGATGTTCTCGCTCGCAGGCTCCAGAAGGGTCTGGAGGCCGCTGAGGATCAGCTGCAAGTTCTGCAGGAGGGAGTGGAAGAGGAAGTCGTCGTTGAGGAAGAAAAGGAAGTCGTCGTTGAGGACGAGGATGACGACGACTACGACTGTCCTGAGGACAGCGACACGCGTGTGGCGTGGGACGAGTACGCTACAGCCAAGGGCTTCGATGTCAGCTTGTACAGTCGTAAGGAAGACCTGATCATGGCGGTCAGGAGTGCGGCGGCTTCGTAGCCGTCTCGTCACAGGGCGAAACACAACTAAGAAGGAGGAAGGTCAATATGGCAATGTCAACGCAGGAGGCTGAGGTTCAGCTGGGAGCTCTCGCTCATGAGATCGAGGGCTCCGAGAGGGCTATCGCCTCGTGGGAAGAGGCGCTTGTCTCGGCAGAAGAGCGCGACGACAAGGACGAGGTTCGTCGTCTGAGTCAGGAGATCGATGGTGCTCGTCGGAATGTTCGCATCGCAAACGAACAGATGTCCATCATCTCCGGCAGCGCTCGCTCGAAGCGAGAACGAGGGCAGTCGCGGTGAAGATTGGTCTGGTGGGCTACGGGCGCTGGGGTGCGGGGTATGTCGCCCGTAACATTGCGCGCGTAGCCGACCTGGCCGTCATCTCTGATCCAGATCCCGAGCGCTGCTCAGCCGCTCTAAGCGAGTGGGGCTCTTGGGGCACGAGGGTAGCGACAGAAGCAGACGTCGCTATTGCTAACTGTGACGCCATCTGGGTGGCTACACCGGCGAGCACACACTCTGGTATCGTGGCAGATGCTCTGGCGGCGGGCAAGCATGTCCTGTGCGAGAAGCCGTTTGTTCTCCGCAGCGACGAGGCGGAAGAACTCTGTGAGGAGGCCGAGGAGAACGGTTTGGTGCTGATGATCGGTCACCTCTCGCTCTACACCAGCCACCACAAGAACTGCAAGGATCGCAAAGTGAGCCAGGAGATGCAGTACGACTACAAAGCCGCTGAGATGCATGGCCCGTGGCGCGTGCATGTTGATGCTCACCGCCGCACTTTGAGGCCGAGCCTCTCAGACCACTCTGTTCTTTGGGGGCTGGGGCCACACGACTTCGCTGCTGCCATCGACCTCATCGGCGACATCACATCCGTGTCCGCAGAGGGCAACCAGCACCGCGTCAAGGTTGTTCTGGAGGCAGGCTCCTCTACGGCTAATATCGAGCTCGATTGGTTGAGCCAGGAGAAGGAGCGCAAGTTCGAGGTCCATACCAATATCGGCGAGCTTGCGGGAAAGAAGATCTCCGCAGACATGCAGGAACCTCTTCTGGCAGAGGCTTATGACTTCGTCAGGATGTGCTCGCAGCTAGTGGGGGAAGACCTGGAATCGCAGCGCACAATGGCTGTAAATGTGACATCTGCTTTGGCTGCTGCCGAGCATTGCTTGAGGCCGGTGCTGGCCTGATGTCTGCGTTTCTATCAACAGATGTCAGGGGTGAGATGTTTGATGCCTCTGATTGCTTCCTGAGCGGACGTGGGTGGTACATTCACGAGAGCGCTCAAATTAGGCCGTCGACGATTCTCTTCCCAAATGTGTACATTGGGCCAGACGTTGTGATTGGAGAGGATTGCGTCATTGGCCCTGGCGTTTGTATCGGGCAGCCTGGCTTCGGCTACGAGCGCGGTCTCGAGGGGGAGAACCTCTATCGTGAGCACAAGCAAGGCGTCATCATAGGCAATCGTGTGCATATCGGTGCGAACGCTTGCATCGATCAAGGGCGCCACCGTCCGACCCGCATTGGCGACGGCACCATGGTTGACAACCTGGTTCACATCGCTCACAACGTCGAGATCGGAAAGGACTGTCAGATCATTGCGCTATCGATGATCGCCGGTAGCGCCCAGATTGGCGACCGCTGCGTCGTATCCCCTTGCGCAGCCATTCGCGACTGGGTGTCTGTCGGCGATGATGCCCACGTGGGACTGGGAGCAGTCGTGGTGAAACCCATCCCCGAGGGCGAGACGTGGGCAGGCGTTCCGGCGCGGAGGTTCAGATGATGGCCGTCTCTATACCCCAGGAATGGCCGTCGCAGGACTTCAGCCAGGAGCGCCTGCTCACTCTGTGGCAGTCCTCTCACGACGATGTGTTCTGGCGTCACGACGTTGACTACAATCTCAGCTGTGCGAGGCAGATGGCGTACCTCGAGAATCAGAATGGGATCAAGTCGACCTACTACTTCCGCTCCATTGGCGAGGACTACGACACATCCTCAGACGAGTTTGTGGGGACGGTTGAGTTCTGCCGCAGCCTCGGACACGAGCTTGGGTTCCACATTGACCTCATGCTTGAGCGGGAAGCGTATGTACCAGCGATGTACGTGCGAAGACAGTTCGAGATCCAGAGCAGGTTTGTTCGGAAGTACATCAGCGGCGCAAGGGTCAGCTTCCATGCCCCGCCGCGCAGCGCTCTCTGGCGGGACTACGTTGGTCTCGAGCATGCAATGGGTTCGCGGTGGGAGGGAAAGTATATTGCTGACTCTCGTGGGATGTTCCGTCTCTCGCCAGAGGCTTTCCTTTCCTCGAGGATAGCTGTACAAATCAATCTTCATGCGGAGTGGTGGTTTCTTCCCGCAGAGGAAGCATCGGCGATGCGCGAGCGAGAGGCAGTCAAACCGTGAGCAATAACTGTCTTGTGATTCTGAACCCGCGCGATGTACGTGTGGCGAAGAACGCTATCGCCGATCTGGACATTGCTAAGCTCTGGCTGACTGGCTATTCGGAGGCTGAGCTTGCAGAGAGCGTCTTCTCTTGGGCTATCGAGGAGAGCCACTTCGACAACTACCTCTGCATCAGCGACGACGCCATCCTGCGCGCACCAGCTCTGGAAGCGATCGTTGCTGCGCTCGATGGCGGTTGCGAGGTGGCTACCGGATACAGTCAGCGTTCGCACACGGACTGGACAGTCAATGTGACGTCTGGCCCTCTGCGGGATACGCACCCGACGGTCGACGCCTACGACTTCCGGCAGTTCCGAGAGGTTGTTTCATGGCCAGAGCCGCTTGTGCCTACGTGGTTTGTCGGAATGAGTGCTACAGGCATGAGTAGAGAGATGTGGCGCAAGTACCCCTTCGGATGTTTCACAGACGGAGACAGAAGCACCGGATACGCATCTGACTTCCATCTGTCTCGTAGGCTTCAGAACGACAGGGTGCCGGTATACGCCGTGCGGGAAGCGTTCTGCTACCACTGGCGCAACGAATGGCGGCACACCAACCATCCGGACGACGACAAGGTGCTCGTGGGACAGATTGATCCCTTTGTGACATTGGTGCCCGCGAACGGGCTGGTCCTGAGATGAAAATAGTTGGAATCTTGAGCTGGTACGATGAGGTCCCGCACTGGCTTGCGACGGCTGTAACGGGCTTCGCGCGCGTATGTGACCAGATCGTCGCCGTCGACGGGGCATACGCTCTTCTTCCCGGAGCGCGACCGTGCTCACATCCGCAGCAGGCGGAAGCTGTCTTGATGGCGGCTGAGTCTGCTGGTGTGGGATGTCTTGTGCATCGCCCCAACAAGCTGTTCTTCGGAAACGAGGTTGAGAAGCGCAACCTCACCCTCAAGTTGGCCGCTCCTTTCCTGGAAGAGGGAGACTGGATCATCGTGTTTGATGCTGATTGCCATGTCTTCAAGGTTGATCCGATTCGCGTTAGGGGCAGGCTAGAGAAGACCAAGGCTCTCATCGCGAGCTACACATTCCTCCAAGTGGAGGACATGTTCTCCGATCCAGAGATGGCTCGCATTGTGCGAGATGACGACTACGCCACAGAGAGCACGAGCCGTACGCGCGACATCTATCGCTGGCACCCGTCTCTGATGTATGGTCCGCAGCACTGGATCCTCTCTCGTGAGTTCCCGACTCGCCCTGGCATCAAGGAGCGCCGCTGGGTGCGTCACTCTAGCGACGGCGTGGAGGAGATTTGCGATCTCAATGCTGACCTCGTTGTCTATCACCGCTCCAAGGATCGCGCTATGGTGCGCAGGATGTCGCAGGATGGCTACTACAAGGCAAGAACTCTTCACGGGGTTGAGGACATGGTGGAGGGTGACCCTGTTGTGAATGGACTTCCGATCGGAGTATCGGCATGAGTGGTAGCGCATACACCAGTGTTGATGAGCTGAAGAAGACCCTGACTTTGCAGGGCACTGTGTATGCCGACTACGATCTAGGTCCGGCGGTCACAGCAGCGTCTGATGCCCTCAACGAGCTCTGCAATCGCAAGTTTGATCGAGATACGTCCGCGGTCACAACACGCTACTACACTCCGTCAAGTGGTGAGAATATCACCATCGATGACTGTATCGAGGTTGTCTCCCTCTTCTGCGATCAGGACTCTGACGGAGATCACGAGCAGGAGTTCACAGTAGGTAGCGACTTTGCTCTATGGCCATTCAACGCTCTGGCTGACGATAGGCCATACACCCAGATCAAGCTCAACTCCTTCCGAGCAATCAACGGCTTTCCGTACTGGGCCGTCAGAGGAGCAGCAGTCGAGGGGAAGTTCGGTTGGCCTGAGCTTCCAAGCTTCTTGGAGGTAGCGGCCAAGATGCTGGCTGCCAAGCTCATCAAGAGGATGCGTGAGGCTCCGTTTGGTATCGTTACTGTCGGGCTTGATGTTGGGTCAGCAATGCGCATTGGCCGCACAGACCCGGACATCCAGATGCTGATTGAGAACTTTGTGAGGGAGCGCGTTGTTTGATCTTGACGTCATCCGTCCTGCTTTGCTAGCGAATCTTGCTGATCTCTGCGAGGAACAGGGGCTGCAGCAGTCGCCATACATGCTTGCTCTTCCGACGCCGCCTACACTGCAGATAGCGGGTGTGACGGAGATCAACTATGACATCACAATGCAGCGCGGAGGGGACGCAAACTTCATCGCCGTACAGGTGTTCGTTTCAATGGTTGCTGATGTTGGTGGCCAGATGAAGCTGGACAAGATGCTGAAGTCAAGTGGTTCGACTTCGGTCAAGGAGGCAATAGAATCAGACACCACTTTGGGAGGCATCATTGATGATCTCAGGGTGACACGAAGCATGGGCCACCAACAGTTCCAGAGGCCGGGAGATAACGACCTGGTCATTGGTTCTACGTGGATTGTGCAGATCGAGACAACTGGTTAGGAGGTAGGTGCATGTCCAAGTACATCATCAAGGATGCCGTCATCAGCATCAACAGCGTCGATCTGTCCGATCGTGTCGCAGAGGTCACGATCAACATGAACGCTGACGATGTCGATGTCTCCACGATGGGGACCGGCGTCCACGAGCATCTCGGAGGTCTGCGGAACGACTCGTTCGTTGTCAAGTTCCTGCAGGACTTCGCGGCTGCCAAGGTTGATGCGACTCTGTTCCCGCTGTTGGCGACGGCAGACTCGCAGCCGACGTTCCCTGTCGCTGTTCAGCCCTTCGTGGGGTCTCCTTCAGCGACCAATCCGGAGTACTCATGCGCAGAAGGGATCCTGCTCGACTATCAGCCGATGCAGGGTGCTGTCGGTGCTCGCTCAGAGGTGGACGTGACGTTCTTCGCGAACGACTCCATCGTGAGGGACCCGACCGGGCCGTAGGGCTGAAGATCGTCTCACCTGCGAGGGCTCCGTGGGCTGGAGCTCCGCGGGTGAGACTCAACTAGGAGGGTGAAATGGCGAAGGGTGACAAGAAGGTGAAGGCGCAGGAGGGAGGATTCGAGTACGATGCTGAGTTCTTTCCGTGGCACATCACGGACAAGGTGAAGGATCTGCAGTTGATCGATCACTTTGCCGAGATCCCGCCACAGGACTTCTTCCAGGCGGTGCAGGACGACTTCGACCGCTCCAGGACTCCTATTCTGGCTGCGATGATGGCGACGTCGGTCCGGCACGCCAAGCCAGAGTGGTCTCGCAGCAAGGTCATCAGATTTATCGAGGACGTCTCAATGTCTGATGTTGAGTTCTTCGAGGGAGAAGATGACGAGGATAAGGCAGACAAGGAGGGTGATGAGAAACTCGTCCCTTTGGACTCCCTGCCCTCGGGCGAAGACGAGGGTACGCCGGACTCATCGAAGAAGTAGAGAGGGCATGCGGCCATAGCATCTCAGAAGTCATAGCAGACCCGAGCTTGCTTTGGACAACGTGGGTCGGATACCACTATCACCTGCCGATTGACAGGGATCAGCTAGCGGAGCTTTCGCTAGGCCAGTACATCGCGATGAAGGATTACTTGAGATCCTGATGATCAACTCGGTAGACACCACCTATCGGATCGGCGGTCTCGTCGAGCTTCTGGCTGCGGAGCGCACAATGGGCTCCAAGACAGAGGGACGCTTGACTGATCACCTCATACGGTTGGGAGCGGACATCTCAGAGGACGTACGAGGTCTATATGGACCTATCAGCATTGAGGGTGCATATGGAATTGAGGAGAAGGTGTTTACATCTGGGTTGTGGGTGGTTCAGACGATTAGAAAGTCGAGCGTTATACGCAGACAACGTCCAAACTTCGGGCCGATGATGTTCAGGAAGGCGTTCGTACCAGCTGCACAGAAGAACGAGGAGAAGATTGTTCTTGTCGCTGAGCTAGCTGTCGCTGAGGCAGCCAAATTGACGGGTTGGTTCTGAACTGATGGCACGTAAGCTTGCGATTGAGATCATCGGTGATGCTGCCAGCCTGAAGGCTGCGCTCGGCTCCGCAGCAGCAGCGACTGAGAAGTTTGCTGCGGGCTACAAGACGACATTTGCTGGCATGGCAGGGTCGACGCTGCAGCTAGCAGTGGCCCAGGACAAGCTGGCAATCTCGACAGCGAAGTACGGCGTAGGCTCTACGGGGGCAGCCGCCGCCACCGTTAGATTCAGGAAGGAGGTGGACGGTCTCGCGGCGGCGAGTGAACGTGCGGCCGTAGCGCAGAAGCGTGCGATGGGAGACATCGGTCGTACGCTCACTAGGAGCGTCACACTTCCGACGGTGATTCTTGGGGCTGTAGCAGTAAAGATGGGTGTCGACTTTACCAAGCAGATGCTGATGATTCAGACGCAGGCCGGTGCATCTGCGCAGGAGGTCAAGAATCTCACGGGACAGGTTCTAAAGCTCGGGCCAGCCGTCGCCACTGGTCCAACAGAGCTCGCCAAGGGTCTGTATCATTTGGAATCTCTTGGTCTTCGTGGAGCAGCCGCTATGAAGGCTCTGAGCACAGCCGCCATCGCGTCCAAGATGGGAGTCGCTGACTTGGAGGGAGTCACGACAGCATTGGGTGGTGCTGTTGTCTCTGGGATCAGAGGAGCTCAGAACTTTGATGCTGCCATGGGGACGTTGGTAGCAACTATCGGTGTCGGCAACATCAGGATGGAAGACCTGGTAGGCTTCCTGGGGACGGGTGTTTTGCCAGCCGCCAAGAACGCCGGTCTCTCTCTTGACCAGGTTGGCGCCGCTCTTGCAGTCATGGCTGATCGAGGCATCAGCGCTGAGAACGCTGGTACGCGTTTGAGGATGACCTTTGCGCTCATGCAAGCTCCGTCGGACAAGGCTGTAAAGGCTCTCGCAGACATGGGCATCAATGCTGAAGAAATGGCAACTAGGCTAAGGGGTCCAAATGGTCTGATGAATGTTCTCACCATGCTGAAACAGGGCATGGAGCAAGTTGGCAAGGTGCGAGGTTCTCGAGACATTCTGCAGTCCTTTGGTGGCGGACGCTCTGGAGCAGCAATCTTGACTCTCATCCAATCTCTTGACTCTGCCGTCTCCTCTTATGATGGAAAGCTGAAGCAGATTCAAGAGGGGCAGAAGAGGTTTGGTCTCAACACTAAGGTGTATATGGAGTCGCCAGCTTTCAAGCTCGATCAGGCGCTGGCAAGACTTCAGACCTCCTTCACCAAGCTAGGGCAGTCTCTAACCCCAGCAGCTATCGGCATGGCTAAGGCCATCGGATTTATTGCAGAGACATTCGATAAATTGCCGTCCTTTGCCAAAAGAGATATTGGCGTGATCATTGGGCTGTTTGCCGTCGGAGGGCCATTGCTGCTTGCATCAGCTGCAGTTGCAAAGTCTGTGAAGATGATTGGCGTTGCTTTCACAGGAATTCCGGTGACAGCTGGTGTGTCTGTTGCTGCTACAGAGGCAGAGCTTGTTGGACTTTCTACTGCAGCGACTGTTACGGCAACGAAGGTAAAGGGCATCAGGGTTGCTTTGTTGGGACTTGGTAAAATGGCAGCAATTCTGATTCCTTTGACAGTTGCTGTCAATGTCACTGGAGATTGGGATAAGTTCAAATCTCTCGTCAAGTCTGGGATGTTGGGTAGTGCCGCTCTTCAAGCTCTGTTTGGAACAACATTCGGAACTGAGAAGTGGTTTGCTCCGAAGGTGGTGTCTCCAGAAGCATCCGCACCCGCTGGGCCAGTTGGCCCCGTTTCCGCACCCGCTGGGCCAGTTGGCCCCGTTGGGCCTCCGCCGAAAAAGAAGCCGCCGCCGCCTATTCCTCAAGTAAACATTCCGAGGAATCTTCTTGAGGCGCAGTACTGGGCAGATATCACCCCTAGCCTGAAGGACGATCTCAAGGTTGCTAAGGAGCAGGAGGCGTTCTTCCGCAAGCAGCTGAAGCGTTCCCAGAAGGGAACAGAGATTTACGACACGATCCTGCAGAACATGTCTCAAGCCGCCAAGCAGGTGCAGTCACTATCTTCTCAGATTGCGTCCGAGATCAAAAAGAGCAAGCCCAAGTCATTCACCCTTCCTTATGCTCTTGCAACTTCATTGTCAGTTGCAGGGAGATCTGGAGATGATCGTAAAGAATTGAAAGCTCTTGAGAGAGTTGCTGCATATCTGAAGGATAAGATCTCTGTCGAGAAGAATGTCAAGTTCTTGTCGCAAGAAGAATACAAGTTGACGCAAACCATGCATACTATTTCTTCCTTGCGCGCGAGCATGGCCAAGAAGGTCATGTCTCGTCTAGAGACGGGAGTTAGTCAGGCCAAATCTACCCCGTGGTTGACTGATGATCTCAATGCCTTGAGCAAGCTGAGGGTGGGCATTCTGAAGCAACTCGCTGTTCAGAAGGTGAACGTTGATCTGCAGAAGAAGCTAGCTCACGTCAACGTGCAGTTGTCTTCTGTACGCGCGGCCATGGCCAAGAAGGCGTCCCACAAGATCATTTCTGGCTTGCAAGCTGGTGTAGAAACTGCCAAATCTACCCCGTGGTTGACTGATGATCTCAATGCCTTGAGCAAGCTGAGGGTGGGCATTCTGAAGCAACTCGCTGTTCAGAAGGTGAACGTTGATCTGCAGAAGAAGCTAGCTCACGTCAACGTGCAGTTGTCTTCTGTACGCGCGGCCATGGCCAAGGCCAAGGGTGAGAAAGTCATAGCTGGCTTGCGGGG